CAAAGAGCAAAGTCAAATCGCAAGCGCTTAGCACTAATCGTACGGAATAATCAGTATTTGGTTGCAGACCGCTGAAACCGATTGATTTACCTTTATCCGGGTCGCTTACCGTGCACACAAAGTTCACTTTTCCAGTATAGTTTGCCGGAATATTCGCAACGAACCCACGATTCAAGAAACCGAATCTAATGTCCTCTGCGGTTTGGTTCTCTAGAACAGCTATTTTGTAGATATACTGGTGATTTTTTACATTTAACGCCGCAAAAGCGCCATCATCCGGGATGATGCTTAGCCACGCATTGTTGCCAGAATTGCCGTTAAGTGTAACAGTTTGAGATTCAAAATTGATTTCAAATTGTCCACCATCAACACGATTATTTTGACTCACGTTAAACAGCTGATTCCACACTATACTTTTTCCGCCTACCGTATCCACGCTCACATATTTCGCCCCGCTCGGTGCCGTTCTGCTTGCGGCTTCGCCTTCTTCCGGCAGAATGTCATACGTTTGTCCCTTATTTAACTTCATTAGGGCGGAAATCCTATTTTCTTGCTTCCGGTTTTCTGCCGCCAAATTGTCGCACTCACCCCGCAAGCGGTCCACCTCGGTCTGCAGGGCGGCGGCGTTCTCATTGTACTCCGCCACCTTTGCGGTGTGATTGCTGTTATAGGCTTCCAGCTTCACCTCGGCGTTGCGGTTGTAGTCGCTGGTGCGCTGTTCGTCGTTGGTGTCGTAGGTGGTCAGCTTCTCGGCGGCGTTGGCGTTGTATTTGGCTAACTGCAAGTTGTGATTGTCGTTGTATTCGGCGGTTGCAGTGTCAACAACCTTCCGGAATTCTCCGACCGCTCCGCTTGATACGCCCTCCATCAGCTCAGTTTTCTCCTCATCCGTGAAATAGTCCACGCCCTTTTTCGGCGTAAACTCTCCGGAATCGGCACGGCGCTTTATTTCTGCGATTGCGGCATCTGCTTTAGCCACAAGAGCATCAAAAGTTGTGCGCTCTTCCGCTGTGTAGACGTAGTCGGGCGGCTTGGGCGATGATTGCACGTTGAAGTTATACGCCTTGTAAGTGCCGTCGGAATAGCGTTCATAGCATGTCTTGAATCCGGCAGTTTGCAGAAATTCGTCGGGGATTCGGCAGCGCTTTCCGTCCGTCTCAATTCGGATTACTTCATTACCCATCGGGTAATCTACAAACTGTGCTGTTGGTTGCAACTCTGTTAGATACTGATTCACATCCCATTGGTAGAGCTGTTTTTCTGATTTCATTCCTGCTCCTTTCTATAGCATGGTTCCATCGGTCATGTACACAAGCACGCCTTTTGCTGTTTTTCCGCTGTCGATGCTCTCGGTGCCGCAATTTCTTGCAAAATACACACCCGTGTTTCCGAAGCCAAAAATCATAGGGTTCTTTCCGTAGGCTCCTGCACCACGTGCGCCATTAGTAGGCTTTGGAACGCCGGTGAATGTTCCGGTGCACATGTCGGTTCCGGCGGCAATACTGCTAGTAGCCTTAAACGTTGCCTCTACGGTCGCCATCTTTCCCCACATTGACCATTTTACTTCTGTCACGGTTCCTTTTGTGCCTTTAGAGTGCCCGGTTCCCCTCTGCATGTTTATCGTAATATTATCCGCTGAAATGTTTTCGGCAGATATCTTTTTAGCATCAATCTGCATTGCGCCCACATACATAGCACGGATATCTTGCTCAACATTCAGCGTGTTCCCGAAATAGCCGTTTCCAAGAAAGTCAACTGTAAATGCATCTCTCCTATTGTTTTCGGATGCAATTCCGGACCCAATTTTCAGGGCTTTGAAGTCGTACAGATTCATTCCCATGTAGTTGATGATGTCCTTTGTTCGATATTGTCCAATGTCCACAATCGCCGGGTTGAATTCTATATCATAGGCGGCTCTTAGCGCTATGATATCCGTTCTCGTAATTTTTTCGCTTGCAGCAAGTATGAAGCCATTATAGTAATCATTCCCACTATCACTAAATTCTTCATAGTGAAGACTGTTGCTATTAATAGACTCGTCAATAGTTATGGTCCCGCCATTTTCCAATTCAAACCATACTCGCTTTGCGCCCTTGTTGTAGAAGCTGTAATTATACGAATATCGATAACTTCCGTCTAGGTCTATCGTGTCATTTATATCTTCTACCGAAAAAGCGATGCTGCCTGATATTTCTGGGTAGATATCTTCGGTCGGTGTAAGCTTATCTGTATTAATCCAAGTGCTGATTATTTCCGTGCCGCTTTTGAAGCTGTCGACACTAAATAAGCTTTCTGTTCCGGCGTTTACCGCCATTTTGTCTTTTGCGATTGTTACATGCTGGTCGCTTTCCCCTCCAATGTCGATGGTCTCACCGTAGGAGGCAAGCACTTTTTGACCGTCCCGAATCTGTACATCCTTATCTGTAAGGAGTACGTTGTTCTTCGTGGCTTCTATTGGCTTTACGGCTTCTGATGAAATCATCGTTCCGGTATCATCAGTATTGATGTAATTATCCGCATAATTCCGTGCATCGCTAGCATCGTTCCGTGCTGTTTGGTCCTTAAGCTCCGTGCTTGACGGTCCGGTTTTGTTGGTCACGGTTAGAACCGTGCTACCTGATTCGCCTGTGCTAAGGTCTACTGTTGGGCTGTATCCATCTTCTCCGGGGTCTCCTTTTTCGCCCGGCGCTCCGGTTGGTCCCTTTTCACCGGGGATTCCTTGCTCCCCTTGTTCGCCTTTGGTTTTGACCCACTTATACACTGCCGGGTCCGTTCCTGCTTCCTCCGTCAGCTGATTTACGGCGGTCCCAAGGTACTCTTTCCCTTCCGGGGAAAATGAGAATCCGTCACCGTCGATAGTATCGGCGTAAGCAATCCATGTGTACAGCTCCCGGACTTTTGACAGATTAGCAAAACTGCTTGCTAGACTCTCCACCAGCTCCGAAATGCCGCTATCCTTGATTACATACTCACCCAGTGTAGCCTTCTTCGTTCCGTCGGTGACAGATGTTTCAAGTTCAAGGATTCTTCCGGAAATGTAAGTGTTCCCGGCATCGTCCACGATGTTTACACGGTCGCCAATGCCTACCCCCGGCGGCAGGTCTGCTATGTCAATTTCGTAATTGGTTTCAATGTCCGAAATAGAATCCAGCTTCTCCTTTGCCAGCTTGTAAAGGTCTGCCTGTGAAGCCGTGTCAGAGGATTCGAATTTCTGGTATAAATTACCGCTAAAAGAATCCTTACTGGAATAGTCCACTCTTGCCCACTTTGTCAGAGCTTCGAGGGATACAAGGTTTCCGTCCGGGTCAATCTGATACTTTCCTTTATCCTCTTCCGGAATCGTGAAGCCGATAAGCGTTAAATTATCCTTTCCGGTAGCGTAAAGCGCCGTCGCTAGGTTTTCGATGGTATTCTTCACGGTGATATTGTTCACTTCTTTGTTGATGTACAGATTGATTTTTGTGTCTCTCCCCGTTTCATCTGCGATATCAACCCATCTATCCGACACGGTTAAGCCTTTTACGCTGAATCCATAGGTAAGCTCAATTTCGAACTTTTCCGCAATGTCTGCAAGCCTCTTTGTGACGGTATCCGTGCTGGTCCATTCAAGCTTTTTCGGAAGCGCTGAAACGTTGTTATTTCTCAGCCGAAAACCTGTTTTTTCGATGAACTTATTGATGTAATCCGCTGCGCTCATCTGCTCCGTTCCGGTGTACTCCTTAGCAAGATTGTTCAGCAGGTCTAGCCCGGAATCCTCCGATTCGAATTTGACGGTGTGGTCCAATACAGACAGCTCCGTGGTTGTAATCATGAAGAGATTCACAATATCCACATCGGCTGCAGTTTCTTTGCCGTAGTAGGCTAATACGTAGTTCCCCGCCCTGCACCAACTTTCAATGTCTGACCTTGTATCGTCGGTATAGGCGACTGTGCAATCGAGCGTTGCAATTCCTGTTTCCACTTCTTCCTTTTTCGTGTCGTCGGTGATAACATAGCCGCCCGACAAACTGGTTGAAGCTGTTCCGAGAATTTTAAAGTTTTTATCTGCAAAATATAAAATCATATGAATACCTCTCTATAGGTCATTGAGAACTTTGGCGCTGTTGATTCGCTCACATAATACTCCGACGGATTCGCCACCCACTGTTCGTATGTAGGCTGCGTGCTGTACACCGTGCCGCTTGAATTGCAGTAGACGGTCGGATTCGTGCCCGCATCCATGAACTGGTAATAGCTTGTCGGGCTTGCGTTGTACTCCTCCTCGGTCGG